ACGACGCTCTTCCGATCTATCATTCGGTCAACATCTCCAAATAAAGCACAACTTCCCCGGCTTCCGGGTGTACCTTTGAGATTTGGTAAATGTGGTCGCCGATCTCAACATTCAAGCCCTTTCGGGGGATTGTTTTCAGCAGGGAAAGCGGCGCATACATGACAAGATCGACAAGAACCAAACCGTCTACATGGTCCGTAGACGGTTTGGTTCTGTCCTGCGCTCCGCCGTCGTCGATGATAACGGGGCCTTTGTAACGTATGCCGTCAATCCAAAATTCCAAAACGTCGGCGTGTTCGGCGCTGTTGTGAAATACCGCTTTTAAGTCCCGCTCCAACTGTTCTTTGAACCCGAAACCCATTACAGGACGTGGGCAACAAACCAGCTGTTGACCTCATGGGGAACGGTCAGCGGCTTGCTGTTGATCTGCAAGAAACGGCGGTCGGGGCGGCGCTCCACCCAAGTCTGCGGCACCTTGTCGCCCTCCACGGTGACAAACGCTTTGCCCTCTTCGGGAATCATGGTGATAGCGCCGTAGTAAATGGAGAAGTCCGCTTCCGTAGACAGCAGGGCCAGCGCGCCGTCGGGAACAATAGGCTTGTTCTCCGGGGCTTCCGGGTCGGTCCAGTCGTCAAGATACCATTCGTTGTACTGGTAAATATCCATTCCCAGCTTGTGAATGGTGCCGATGTAGGTAAGGCCGTTGGGCAGTTCGCGGGGCTTGATAACCGCGAGGTCATAAGCCTTAATGTCCAGCACGTCCTTGACCTTTGCGTTGTTGACGAACGCGTTTGCGACGTTCTTTGCCATAATGCAGATATTGCAGTTGACAAAGCCCTCTTTCTGCACGGTTTCGCGCCAGCGTTCGAGGTCGGCCAGCGGGTCAGCGTCAGCGCCGTTCCATTTCAGGCCGGGGGTAACGATGGTTTCGGTGTTCGTGAAATTGAAGTCGATCACTTCGTTCAGGCCCTCGCCGATAATGGGAATCTGCCCGGTGAAAATGGAGGTTGCGGCCATCCACTCTTCACGGCGAACGATCATTTCGTTCAGTTCGCGCAGGTCGTCGGCCAGCTTCTCAACGGCGCGTTCCGCGGGGGTTCTGCCGCTGTACGGGTTTTCGCCCGCGGCCCGCTCCAGCAGGTCGTCAACGGTCGTGATCTTGTTGGGGGCCAGCAGAACGGGGGTGTAAGTCATCGTCTGATAGCCGCTGTTGAGAACGGTTTTGCCGCCCACTTTCGGATGGACGAACGGGGCAAGGGCGCGCCCGCCCTTTTTGAAATCAACGTCAATACTCTTCGTATTGAACGTGCGGCGGTTCTTAAAGAACGTATCGCGGAAAAAGGTATGCACAGGCGGCATACGGGTAATGAGTTTCCCCAGCGTGCGGGGGGTATAAATATCGGTCTGGATAGACATTCTTGTTTCCTCCCTCTTACTTCAAATAAATTCCCAGCTTGCGGAAAGCGGGTTTCAGGGCTTCCACGGTCACGCCGTCAGGCAGGGTCAGCGCGTCAGCGAAAAATTCGCCGGACAGGTAGCACACAACGCCGCCGTCGGTGGAATCGTCGGCGGCAATGCCGTGCAAATCCGCCAGCCCGGCGGAAGTTGCTTCGCTGATACCCTCCGCGGTCTTAATGACGGGGGCATACTTGCGGACGGTCGCGTCGCTCTTCACGTCCCCAGCTTCGGTTACAACGGGAAATTCGCCCGCGAACACATTTACGGGGGTGTGGCTGTCTTTCTGAATCTCGTACATGATCTTTCCTCCTTACTTCGTTTCGGGGAACAGCTTGGCAATCGCCGCGTCAACCTCGTTTGTGCTGTCGCCGCCCGTTCCCTCATGGTGTCCGACGCCGACGTTGCCAGCACCGCTGTTCTTCGCGTCGTCGTCGCGGTCCTGAATGTACTTGCCGCCCTGCTTGCGCTGTTCTGCGACAATCGCTTTCGCAACGTCACCCGCGGCAACAGGCTTTTCAAACTTCGCTTCGTTCACGACGTTTTCAAAGCCGGGCAACGCCACTTCCTCGATGTCCCGAATGCGCTGGCGCTCTGCGGCGGTCGCCGCCTCCTCGATCTGCTTTGTGAGATCGGGAAAAGCCGCTTTCAGGTCGTCCACGGTCTTGATGTCTTTGATTCCATCCATGTTTTTACGCTCCTTTTCGGTATTTTTGGGCGTGGGTGTATTTGTAAAACCGCCGGACGTGGGGGCCGTCAGGCGGTTTAACAACGAAATCGGCATATTCGGGTATCTGCCAAGGTCCAGCGGGACGCTGTTTACAATGACCTTTCCGGCGTTTTCAACGGTGGTTTCTGCGTCCTCAAACATAAGCTTGTCGCAAAAACCAGCTTCGACGGCCTGTTTCCCGTCCATCCACGTTTCAGCCGCCATAATAGCGGTGATCTCTTCCGCGGTTTTCCCGGTTTTCAGGGCGTAGCCGTTCACGATTGAATTGTTAATGACGGTGATTTCCTCCATCATCTTTGAAAGGTCGGAATCTCCGTAGTAACCACAAAGGCCCATTTTCGCTTTATGGACCATAAACACGCCGTTTCCGGGAATCTCGATCACGTCGCCCGCCATTGCAATAATTGTTGCGGCGGAAGCGGCCCAGCCGTCAATCTTGACGGTGATCTTTGCGGCGTGGTCTTTCAGGCGGGTATAAATCGCGTTCGCCGCGAACACGTCGCCGCCGCCGCTGTTGATTCTTACGACAATTTCAGGGACGGGACCCAGCGCCGCCAGTTCGTCCGAAAACTGCCGGGGCGTTACTTCGTCCCCCCACCATGTTTCGGAAGCAATGTCGCCGTACAAAATCAATTCCGGGGCGGCGTTTTCCTCCGCCGCGGCCCGGAAACTCCAAAAGTGTTTATTTTTCGGCTGGGCCTGCGGCTTTTTCTCCTGTGCCATCTGCTTTGACCTCCCTTAACATTTTTTCTTCTCGTTTTAGTTGCGCGGCGTTTCGGTAGAAATCGGACCCGTTCATTTCCATAGCTTCACGGTCGCGGGTGGAAAAACCGTTTTGCACGCGTTTTTCTGCCGCGGTGACTTCCTGTACCGGGTTCAAAAGCCCTTGCGCCGGGCCGTTCCATTCCGCCCCGGTGTATGCCTTGCGAATCACGGGGTCGGAGAAAAAGCCGGGCGCGGGGATTCTCCCTTTTGCGACGGCTTCCGCGAACCATTCTTCATAGATCGGCTGGCAAAAATCGTTCGCAAGCCATGTCCGATACATACGAAACATTTTCCACGCTTCCAACAGCGCACCGCGTGACGCGCTGTACGACGCGTTGAAATTCTTTACCAGCAGTTCGTAGGGGATTTCGAGGGCCGCGCCGATCTGTCGGCAAATCGCAGTTACAAACCCGTCAAATGCCGTGTTCGGTCGTCCGGGGTTCATGTCGTGGGCTTTTTCGCCCTCGTTCAAATCCACGATAGCGCCGGGCGCAAGTTCAATCGTGCTGTCGTCGCCTGCGTCCACCTGTGCTTCTTCCGGGATGATTTCACCGAATCCGCTTCCGTCCGACGCGGATTCTTTTTCGATGAAAACCGTAAACATACCCGAAACGACGGCGGCGACAAGTTCCGCGTCGGTGTATCGCCCTAACTGCTTCAACGATTCAATGACCGGGGCGAGGAAAGGCACACCGCGGCGCTGTCCGATTCTTTCCCGGTTCATAATGTGAAGCACGTTGCGCCGCCCGGTCTTTTCCCCCCATGCTTCAACGCGCGTCCACCCGGTTTCTGTTGCGTCATACGACAAAGGGTGGTGTTTGCTGATATGGTATGCGACGACTTCGCCCGCGTCGTTGGTTTCAACGCCGCCGACAATGTGCGGGTCAACCGTTCCGTTCGGGTTGCTTAACCTGTCCGCTTCGATCAGGCAAATTCGCAAGTCATACGGCATATTCGGGCGCTTTGTTACGGGCAGGGTTGCTATTACGTCGCCGCTCATAAGCCAGTTCAAGAACGCGAGTTGTTGCAGTTCGTAAAAATTGTCCAGCCGCTCCAAATCGCAGGCCGGGGAATCGGCCCACAATGCAAATTCGCGTTCAATTTTTCGTTCGAGGTCGCGGGCTTCCTCTTCCCGAATCCCCAAAACCTCATAATCAAGCTGACTTTTCAGGCGCAGGCCGGACCCCACGACGTTGGTTCTGCACGTTTTCAGCGCGCCCGTTGCGAGGGGTACGCCCATATAGAGATCGCGGCAACGCTGGCGGAGGGTTGAAAGATTCTCTTGAATGTCCTCTTTCGCGCTTCCTCCGCCGTACAGCCACCCGGCAAGGGATTTTTTCGTATGCGACGCGCCGTAGTTGCTGTAACCGCTGTCGAGTATTTCAAGCTTTCTTCGTGCCGCGGCGCGTTTCACCGCCGTTTGCGGGGCAACCGCGGCAATCGCACGGTCAAAAACGTTCAATCCGCTTCACCGCCTTTCTTATAGGTCCCGCGGGACCGCGCGGAATACCCGGTTTCTTCCGCCCCGCTTGCTGATATTTTCAAGCCGGGCAACTTCGTTTTCCCAAAACTGAATTTGCTTCCTGATCTCCGAAAGATTCGCTTTCGTCAGGCTCCGCGAACCGATTGTGTAACTTTGGTGGGTCGTTACCTCTAATTCGGCGGTAAGCCATGCGTCAAGGTGCTTTTTTGCGATTTCAAGCGTAACGCCAGCCATTTATAGAATCCCTCCGTTCGTTCTTGACCGCCTGCCGCGTCGTTTCGGCGGCAACGCGGGCGCTTCCGGCTCCGGCTTTTTCAAAACCGGGTTCGCAATCTCCAGCGCGACGGTCGCATAATTCCGAATATCAAGCGGTTCGTTCCGCTTGTAACCCCCGTCTTTTAAGGTCCATACATACTGTGCCTTGCCTTTCTTGTAGGTAATTACCATTTTTTCAGCGGTTAGGCCCCGGAAATACTCTTGCGTATATCCCCGGTCCTTTTCTCGCGGGAAATGGCAATAATTAGGCCCCTCTTCCTGCACCGCCAGCCGCTGATATAAAAGGGCCTTGCCCGTATCAACGCCCACGGTGAAAAGAGGGGCTTTGATGTTGTTTGCCGTTGACGGCCTGTTGAAATACGGCACTTCCGCGCCGCCTTTGCCCTTGATTGCAAAGACGCGCCGGGCGGTTCGTTCTTTGCAGAATCGGTAAACCTGATTCGTGAAGTGTCCGCCGGAATCTATGCAAGTACAAATTATTTTCAGCCGCCGCCCGTCCGCCGTGGTGAATGTCTGCGAAAGAAAGCGGTCTAATTCGTCCCAAACGGGCTTTAACTTCAAATCGCCGTAAATTGCCTGATAGCGAATGCCCCAGCTTTCCTTGTCAACGCCCCATCCTACAACCTCCATCTCGAAACGGTCGTCTTGAACGTCAACGCCCGCGGTCAGCACCAGCACTTCCTCCGGGACCTCGCAATTATACTTTTCGCGGCGCTTGTAAAGGTCGTCCGTTTCGATCTGTTCGCCCTCTTCTTCCCAAGTTTCGCCCATTTCGGTATTTGTCCAAACTTTGAGAAGTTCTATATTGCCTTTTTTCTTCTCTTCGTTCGCGGTCAAAAACTTTTCGACGATCTCCCGCCATTCAACGAAAAGGGAAGCAAGGGCGTTCAGATGAAAGCCCCGAACCTTTCTATCAGGGTATTTTGCGACGAATTTTCCTTTTCCGAATTGCTCTTTCCACTCCGTTTCACTTGAAACAACGCCGCAGGCCGGGCAAGCGCACCCGATGTCCTCCAGCTTGTCTTTATCAAAAATGATGTTCGCCCATAAAAGCGGCGTATATTTGCCGCATACCGGGCAAGGCACATTCCATTCCTCTTGTGTGCTGTGTTCAAATTCAACGGCAATTCGGGACGTTTCCTTGATTGTCGGCGTACTCACGCACACTTCTTTTTTGTTCCAAAAGGTTGCAAGACGCTTTCCGGCAAGCAATAGGGGATCGCCCTCGTTGCCCGCCGTCGCCGGGTATCGGTCGATTTCGTCCGCCAGCAAAATGCGGATAGGGCGGGACGCAAGGGACGACGGGGAGTTTGCGCCCACCATCGTCACATGACCGCCGGGAAATATCTTTTGCAAGATCGTGTTCCCGCTGTTCCGGCTCTTGTCGTTTACCTTATCCCGTAGAACGGGGGTGTCTCGCAACATAGGGGTAAGGCGGTCTTTGCTGAATGTTTCCGCCATCTGAATGGTGGGTTGCATTACCATGATCGGCGACGGGTCGTAGTGCATATAGTAGCCGATAGGGTTTAGAATCAGCGCGTCGGTTTTTCCGATCTGCGCCGCCGACATAATGACAACTTTCTGAACCCTGTTGTCACAAACCGCGTCCATGATTTCACGTTGGTACGGGGCCTTTGACGTGCGCCATCTGCCCGGCTCCGCGGATGATTCGGAGGAAAGACGGCGGTATTCGTCGGCCCATTGTGAAATTGTCATGTCCGGGGGAGGGGCCAAAACCGAAAAAATCCGGCTGAATAAATCAACCGTTGCTTTCTTCATCGTCTTTCACCCTTTCACCGAATGTCGTTTTGAAGTCTGATAACTCCATCAAGGCTTCGTCGATATGCTCTTTCAGCAGGGCGAATATTTCCGCCTTGTCCGTTTTCTTGCAGAGAACCGGGGCAAGCTTTGACGGAATCGCCATAAGGCGGGTTTTGAAATTCACCAGCATATCGGTCATAACGGCTTCGATGTCCTCCGACGAATGAAGCTTTTGTTCTTTCAACTGCAATTCGTATTCTTCATTCTTCCGTTTCGCCCGGACCAGCTTTGCCCGCTCCGTGTTGTAATCTATCGTTTCTTCGCTTTCCGGGTTCCTCTTTCGGAGGTAGTTTATATAGCGGTGGTTCGTGTCGATCAGGTCATACAGGCCGGGGCGGACCTCCGCAATCACTTTTTCGTCGCGCAACTGCCGCACCCGGCGTTCGGACACGTCCAAGAACCGGGCAACCGCTTTCGCGTCGTAAAGTTTCACGATTTTTCACCTCTCCTAACCCGTTTTTCTCAAAATCGGCACCCCCCTATAAAAAATCCGGGACGGCCCGGAAGCGTTCAAAAATTTTTTGTGGCTAAAAAAACGCCGGGGCTCGCCGGACCCGCAGGCCGGAAAATCGGCTGAAAGGACCCGTTACAATTCCGGGCCGTCGTCGCCCAAATCGCCGCCGTCGGCTTCGTCGTTGATCTCTCCCGTGTCCGGGTCGATGTCAAATGCTCCCGAAAGCTTTTGCTTTGCAAGGTTGTATTTGCGCTCTTCAAGCCGCACCCGGCGGCTCTCCAATTCGTAACCCTTTATCGAATCCAAAAGCTTGATGATTCGCCCGTGAATTTTATTCAATTCGGCTTCAAGCTTCATTGCCCGTTCAAACGCGCTTGCCTTTATGACGGTTTGCGCGCTGACATTATAGCCGGATTCCTCCAGCTCTCTTTCCTTGTCTGCCGTGGTGTCCTGCAATTCGGCAATTTCGCGTTGCAGGGTTTCCAGCTTCTTTTCCTGCCGCTTTGTGGGGGGCTTTCCGCTCTCCGCGTCCATTTCCCACAAAAGATCGTCATGTTCCCGGCGTAGGGCTTCCAGCTTCTCTTGCTGTTTTTCTAAACGCTCTTTGCCTTTGGGAACGCGGATTTCAACAACGCGGTCAATAAACAGCGCGTCGGGGCTTCCTTTCTCGATTGCCGAAATCTTGTTTTGCAAGTCTGCTTCTTTCGCTATAAGCAACTGCAATTCCGCAAGCATATTTGTTTCTGTATCAAGCGTGATACTTTCGATGTATTGCCGCTGTTCGTCTGGAAGATCACAAAGGCGAACCGCCGAATATGCGCCGTGCGTTTCGGCGTTTTTATTGCCAAGGGGCGCGCCCGCTCCAGCCGCGTTTTTATTGCCCGGCTGTCCGCCGCGCTTTCGCTTTGGCTGTTGTTCTTCAAGGGCCGCTTGCCATCGGTCAACACTCTTCCATTTGCGGACCTGTTCGGGCTTTACTCCGACGGCTTCCGCCACCTCTTTCGGCGACATTTGCCCGTCGGAATCAAGCCATAATTGCCGCGCTTTGTCCCGCTCCGGGCTTCGCTCTCTTGCCATGCGCCGCCGTCCCCTTTCGTTTGTTTTTCATTTTTCGTTCCGGGCGTTCCCCCGGAAGCGCGTAAAAAACGGGCCATGTTCAAAACATGGTCCGTTTTGGCTGTCCGGGCGGCGTGGAGGAATACGCCGCCCGCTTCGTTGTATTCACTTTCCACGATACCAATTTTAGCAGAAAAAACAGGCAATGGGTGGCAATCTTAATTTTCCGGGAATTTATAGCGCGCAATGGCCTTATTCTGCCGAAACAGCTTCGCCAGCCGTTCGAGGGCGGCAACGCGAATATTGCGACATTGCCGCGGGCTGTAATTCAGCCGTTCCGAAATTCGTTCCCATTGTTCGCCGTCGATATAGAACCCCAAAATAACCGCTTTTTCGTGGTATGTAAGGCGGTTCAACTCCGACAAGATTTCCCCCTTGATTTTCAACAGCTTTTCGTTTTCACGGTTCATTTTTTCGATGGTGTCAGTAACCGAACGGGGGATATTCAGCACCACGCGTTCAACGGGGCTTGAAACGCTCCCTTTGCTGTGCGGCATACCGTCCGTATTGACCGCCCCCAGCGACGTGTAATACTGATCTTCGAGGTTTTTAATAACCCGCTCGTTCATCCTGATTGCTTTATCTGCGTCCCGGTAAAATTGCAGAATCGCAATAACCCTTTTGTGTTCCCGTTTCATTGCCTGTCCTCCTAAGTGTGCGTTAAGGCGGTTTGTATATCCGCCGATAGATTCGTTCACTCTCTGCGCGCCTGATTTCGGCGCGGTATCGCTGTTCAATGGCCCGTGCGCGGTCCCGATCACGTTTCCGCCGCCGGGCGCGGGGTTCGATGTTTAACACTTCTAATTCTTCGGCTATTTCCTCGAAAGTCGCCGTCAATTTATCGAACGCGCTTTGAATGCCATCCCGTAGTGCTTGCAAAGCCTGTAAAATCTTTCCCGCGGCTTCTTCTAACGAAAGCGTTGTTCTTTCCGCGAGTATGCGGGCGGCTTCTTGCAGGCGGGCGGCTTCCTCCGTTGAAAACGCGGCGACGATAAATGCGTTGTGTTCATCCATCGGCGCGCCCTCCCCGGAGTAAGGAAAGGGCAAATTCCAGTGCGTCAACATCTAACGCCCAAACCCGCGAACCGTCGTCCGTGCCGCTTTCATCCATGCTCTTGCAATATTCCCGTAAGCTTTGCAACTGCATGATTGCTCGGTTGACTTCTTCCGCCGGGTCCGGCTGTTTAGGGGCTTCCGCCGCGGGTGGTTCATTGCTCCCGGTGTCCGGCTCCCGCTCCGGGGGCTTATCTTCCGCCGCCGCGGGGGTTTCTTCGGCTTCCGGGCGCTCCGGCGGCGCGGGCGGTGTCTCCGTGGTGTTTCCCCATGTCCTGCCCGGCGCGGTGGCCCACCGTTCTTTTTCCGGGGCCGGGTCCGGCTGTTCCGCCGCCGGGAGATTCGCGCCCGTTTCCCGTTCTTCGCAAAATCCGATTTTCGGCGTTTCGTGTTCCTCTGGCGGTTGTTCGGTCTGTGCGGGCGGCGCGGCCTGCGGCTTGCGGCCCCGTGCGGCCTTGATGGAGATTTCCCCGGTCCTCTGATATTCCGCAAAAGCGGCTTTCTGTTCTTCCTCCGAAAGCCCGGACAGTTCATAGGCGGTCGAAACGTTTATGCGGTCCTCTTTCAGTTCTTCCATGAATGCCGGGCAGAGATTCCGAATGATCGCGTCATACCGCCCAATCTGCGCCGGGCTGGTGTGAAGCACTTTTGCGATAAAATCGCGGGTTCCGTCCGCTTGTACCTCTTCACCGTGGAACACGGTTGCGACGATCTTTTGTAGGACGGCGACGAACCGGGGGTTTCTCTTTGCCTTTTCCAGCACGTCCCGCAAATACCGCACTTCTTCGATTTTGTCCCATGCGGTTTTTTCTCGCTGGGAGTTGGTGACAATCAGGTTCAGGCCGTCCCGGATTTCCTGATCTTCCGCCGCGTCCTCGTTCGGTTCCACGGAACAGGTGACGAATTCATATTGCGGCTTTCCCTCTTCCACAAGGGCAATCGACGCAAGGCGGCGGCGGTGTCCCGCAATGACCTTGTATTTCCCGCCGTCGAGCGGGACGACAACAAGGTTCTGAAGCACCTTGCCCGCGATTTCGATTGCAACTTTCAGTTCTTCGATTTCCCGCATGGAATAGAAATTATCTTCCGACGGCACAAGGTCAAAGACGCTGATTTTCTTAATCTCGCTTTCAGCGGGGCGGGGCTTTGTTGCCCCGCCGCCCGCCGCGGCCCGTGAAGTGTCGCTTAAAATCTGATTCAGATTGAATTTACCTTTTGCCATTATGTACGCCCCTTTCTGTCCGAATCGGACAAATCAACGGTGAACGCCTATGCGTCCGCGTCCCGTTATCGGTTTGAACGCTTCGCGGCACCCGTCCGGGTCGCCGCAACCGGGCCAGAACCCGCAACGGCAAAACCTCTTGTCCGTCGCGTCGTCCACGTCCAGCCGTTCGCAAATCTCGCATTGATACGCCCGGATTTTCTTTTTGTTGTTTTCGCAGTATTCCGGGGTGGCTTCTTTTTCTTTCATGTCCGGCCCCTCTGCAAATACTCCCGCACGAATGCGATATAGTCCATTGCGGCCCCGCTCCGGCGGCTGTATTCCGCAATGGGGGATTCTGAAAAGGTGCTTTCGGTGACTTTCTCCGAATACCGAATGCGGGTGTCGAACACGGGGTATTCAGGCCGGGCGCGTAACCATTCTTCACCCTGCTTTTCAGCGTCGGCCCGAATAAAGCAGGTAATCAGGCACCCGGCAAGCCGCAAGCGCGGGTTCAGGTCGTCCCGTGTGTCCTCGATCTGCTCTTTCAGTTCGGCCAGCCCGTCAAAGGCGTATTTGTCAATCTTAATCGGAATAATCACGTCGTCGGACGCGACAAGGGCATTTATGGTCGAAATATTGATGTCCGGGGCGTTGTCGATTATGCAATAATCATATTCGCCCGCTACGGGGTCCAGCGCGGCCCGTAGGCGCGTTTGCTGGGGCCGGGTGCTGTCCATCATTACTTCAAGATTCGCACGAATCAGGGTCATATTTGCGGGCAATACGTCGATGTTTTCAAACCGGGTCTTTCTGATAACTTCGTGAACGTCAATCCGCCGGGCGGTCAGAACGTCGGAAAGGCTCTTTTCGTCGTAGGAATGAACCCCGAACGATTTTGACGTGTTGCCCTGCTTGTCGTTATCCACAAGCAAAACCCGCTTGTTGTGGAAAACCGCGAGAACGTGCGCCATGCTGTCAGCGGTCAGCGTCTTTGCAACGCCGCCTTTCAGGTTGATAATTGATATAGTTTTCACCGTGCAAACCTCCTATTGTGAATTTGTCCCGCTCGACGGCGGGTATTATCCGAACCGCTTTTTGATAAACTCTTTGAATTCCGGGGGAAGCTGGCTTGATTCGTCGCAAATCAGGATTCTAACCCGTTTCCCGTCGTGTTCATTTCGGGGTGGGTCCTGCGGCTGTTTTCTCCGAATCGGTCCCGATGTAGGTGGCGGAAACGGTTCTGTCGTGCCGATTTGTGCCGCGAGGGTCCCGGCCCGTTCCTTTGCGGGCGGGTCCTGCGCTGTGATCGGCGCGTAATACCCGGAATTGTCCAATTCAAAGCGAAATTCCACATTTCCGCCGCGGACGTAGTGAACGCACGCAATGTCGGTGATCGTGTGGACCCGTCCGGCGGTGTCCCGGATTCTGTCGCCGACTTCAAAGGGGCAATAGGCGTTAAATTGTGTCAACTGCATTTTCAGTTCCTCCGTTCTTTGTAGTGCTTTTTGCAAGCGGGCAAGTTTTGATAGACCATCCACCGCCGGGGCTTCTTTTTGCATTTTCCAGATGTGGCAGGAAACCCGCCATTCCACCCCCGGACGAAATAGGCGCACCCGCCGCACGTTCCGGGCTTTTCTTCTGTTATCCGGGCGTAATGTCCACGCACGTTTATTCCCCCTCACTCCCGCCGCCGGGCGGCGGCTCTTTATCCCAGCGCGTCCCGAATCGCTCTTGAACCCGCCGCAACAGGTCCCAATAATCGCGCCTGTATCTGTCGCATTGCCGTTCTAACTGCGAGATTTCGCGGTTTACGCTTTCGATATAAAGCGGGTCGCCGCTTCTGATCTGCTTTGTTACCTCCCGGCAAAGTGACCGAATCATGTAATCTTTCAGCTTGTCCGCATTTTCAACCGGGCGGCGCTTTGCCTTTTTGACGCTGTAAGCGAACCCGCCTCGTTCGATATAAACGCCGACGTGATCGGGAATTTCTGCTTTGACCTCTTCGTAAAGTTCCGGCGGCAAAACATAATAGTTCAGGTGTCCGACGAAAGAGTTGTGACAAGGTGAATGGAAATCGGCTTTTGTGACCTTGATTTCGTAGCAACGGAATGTCCCTTTCGTGTCGTAGGTCATATAATCGACGCGTTCTTTTCCGAACCACCCTATCGTGACTTCAAAGCAACCGAACGTCCCTTGATTGTTCGTAGCTTTCCATATCGCCTTTTCAAGCCGCTTCGTTTCCTCTGTTTTCACTTCCGCCGCCGCGCTTTCTTTTTCTTCTTCCGGGGCCGGGCCGGAGGTTCCGGCGGGTCCGGCGGTACGATCTCTTCGCACATAACTTCGATTTCCTCCACGTCCTCCGGCGGGAAGCAGAGAACCGCGGCGGGGTCGTAGGTCTGCCCGGCCCAATCCGTCTTGAATTTTTCAAAGTCGTTTTTATACCGGGGGTACGGGTGGACCTGTTCGGAGTAATAAAGCGCCATCATCATGCGTTCATCGTCTACGGGTTCCCAATTATGCAGATGGTAGCTTTCGTGATTGTCATAGGCCCAAAGGGAAAGCAAGACGACAAGGCCGTTGAATTCCTCGTTTGCCCGCTGGATATTCTCAAAATCCCGGTAAGTAAGGCCCTGCCCCTTGTACCGCTCCCGGATTTCTTCAATGGTTCTTCCGCCCGTTTTCAGGCGGCAACGAATAACTTTCGGTTGGTAGTTCATGTGTTTGCACCGTCCTTTCTGTCCTGCTCTGCCCGCTCGATAGCGCGAACAGCGGCAAAGAACCCCTTTGCGCCCATAGCTTCAAGGGCCGCGGGCGCATTTACAAAAACGTTGTCGTTTCGGTTGACCCACTCTTGCAGGATTTCGACGGTATAATGCGGGTCGTTCAGCCGCCGGATGATCTCTTTTTGCTTCTCTGTGATCGTGATTTTCTCCATGCTCATTTCCTCGCTTTCTTCAACGGGCAGTATTGCGGCGCTGTTTTTCCGTAGAACAGCAACGGCCCCGGTGGTTTGCAATCCGGGTGTTTGCAAAATGACGCTTCCTGTAAAAATTGCCCTACATGGGCGCTATACCCATTCCCGCGGCGCGGGTATGTGTGAACGGAAGCGTATTCGCATTCCCGGCATTTCATTTCGGTTCCTCCCAATTCCACCAGCCTTGTTGACCGCGGGCCGGAATCGGCTTATCGAACATGACCGGGTTTTCAAGTACCCATGCGAACCGCCCCGGCGAATAGTCGCCCAGCGCCATTTCAAGCGGTGTCAGCTTATCTATGAGTTCTTCCACGGGAACGCAATCGACAATTTCAACCGTTCCGACTACTGCGCCGTATTCCTCCGGGTGTGATTTCCTGCAAGCGTGATACGCAAGTTCTTCCGCACTCGCCGCCGAAAGAATGTCCATATAAACGCGGTCGCCCTTGTCGATTTTCTTTGCCGCATGGACGGCGACGCGGCCCCGAATATTTGTCCGCCGGGTTCGGGTTTCATAATGCTTTAACCCGATAGCCGTTGCCCATGCGTAAGGCTGATGAACGGTATATGCTTTCATGTCTTAACCTCCTTTTTGCCGTTATAGATAACTACCATTGACGGGAACGGGGCGGGAGGGTAGGCGTTGCCCTCTTCATCGGTGAAGCGCAACCGCCCGCGCACAAATCGGATTTCGGCGCGCCCGTATATGTAGTCGTGAAAATACGTTGTGTCCGTCCGGGCCGGAATCAGCAATACAACGGTTGTCCCGCTCCGGGCTTCTTCGTAAGCCTTGCGAACCCATTTCCCGGTTTCCCTCCCGTATGGAGGGTTGCAGAACACAGCCCCCCCCCCCGCAAGGTTCCACGGGCTTTTCAGCCCGTCGGTTTCCGGGGTGTAATAGATCGGGCATTTTGCGGTTTTATCGGTCGCCGCCGCGTCAAGCGTGAAATGAAATTCAGCGTTCAGGCGGTCGAAAAACTCTTGCGGGGTGCAATAGTCCATTTTCTTACTGCTTAAAAGCGCGCCGTTCATTCCTCAACCTCCGCCGCCCGCTCGTTCGCGGCCTTGACCGCCGCCGAAATATCCCCGCGGCCTGCGTTCTCAACTTCCACCCGCACAACGTCACCCGTGCGGTAAACGGAAATCTTGCGTTTCTGCCTGATCTCCGCCACAATGCCGGAAACAGCTTCGCCCGCCGCGACAATCAGGACGACGAACCCCAGCCAAATCCAAAAGCTTGAAAACACGAATTCGATAAACTCCATTGTTAAAATCTCCTTTCCAGTCTTTCAGCAATGTTCAAGATTCCTTGCATTGCTTCTTGAATGTTTGCGTCCGTGTCCGCCGTGATCGAAAGGACCCGCGCAATGTCCCGTAATTCCTCCGCCGCGGTGACAGCTTCCGCCGCCGCGCCGGATTCTTCCATGCAGGCCGGGCAGAGCGGCAACCCCTCCGCGGTGGGCTTTCCGCAACGTTCGCACTTTTGGAGTTTCACCGCCGCCGCCCCCTTTACACCGGGTAGCCCAAAACGACGACGGTTCCCGTTATGATTGCGCCGAACAGGTAGACCAGCCAAACGATCATAAGGGCCGCAAGCAGGTTTTCGGCCCATCCTGCGACGCGCAAGGCCCACTTTGCCGCGGTCCAGAGGTTCAGCCGCCGGACGTGGAATTGTACCGTATGCGGGTTTTTGCCGACGTTCACGTTGTACGTTTCCGCCTTGATACCCGCCGCGACTTTCGGGCTGAAATGCTTTCGGAGGGTGTAGACCACCCAAAAGACGGTAGTAATCAGAATCCCCGCGTTCATTTGGCTTCCTCCGTTTCTCTGGCGTAATAGCAACCCTCGCAATCTTCGAGTTCGCCCGTTTCAATGGGGCAATCTTCGTTTTCGGCCCATTCGGGCTTTCCGCATTCGTACTTCATGTTCTTTCCTCCGTTCAAAATAAAGTTTCTTGATTCTCTTTCAGGTAATCGCAAAGGCGGATTTGCGCCCGCTCCCGGTCCAGACGTTCCACCGCCGCCGCGCAATAGTCCGGGTCTGCTTCAAATGCGAGGAATTCAAACCCCATGTTGTAACAGGCGATACAGCTTGACCCGCTCCCGGCGTGGGTGTCTAATATTCGATCACCGGGCTGGGCGTAGTTCTTCAAAATCCATTCGTACAGGCGAACGGGCTTTTGCGTCGGGTGTATCGTCGGTCCCTCGCTTTGCAGAACCGCGCGATTGATAACAATAACCCGCGTCGGGCAATCGAACGACGAATAGGCAAGTTCGCAATCGCTCATTGAAAGGCCGTGTTGTCCTTTATCCCAAACAATCCAGCCCCGTGTGCCTTTTGTCAGGGAGGGGACGAAATAGTTTCCGCCCCAAATGATTTGATTTACCGATACCCGTTCGAGTTCGCGGAAGTATTCGGGCGGCGGTGGTTCCTTGTCCCAGCCTTTCCGGGCGTGATATTTGCGGTTGTGCTTCGGGTTGTTGTGGACCCTCTGCCGTTGCCCGTCGTGTCCGATTCCGTAAGGCGGGTCGCATATCGCAAGTTGAAAGAAATTGTCCGGGATTTCTTTCATTGCTTCCATGCAATCAGCGTTATAAATGCGGTTCAGGTCGAACACGGGTTATTCTCCGCCGCGGCCCCGCAAAGCCAGCATTTTCTCCCGAACCAGCTTGTCAACGACACGGCCCGGCGTTTTCTGCCCACTCATGTGCATAAGCCGTTCGAGGTTATAGGCCGTTTGCGGTGTGACCCGGACTGTCAATTTCTGCGTGTGCTGTTTTCCCTTGCTCATTGCTCCCGCTCCTTTCGTGGGTATAGTCGAGGAAGAGGACCGCGCCGTTAAATCGGACCCGCCATTGTTCGAGGTCCGCCGCGGTGACGTATTTTCTCCCGAAATGCTCTTTCATGTCCCGCCACACGGCCCAAGGAACAAAGAAAAAGTCGTTCCCGATTCCGGCGCACACGGCGGCAACCGCGCCTTTCTGCCTGTGATCTTCCAGCGCGTCCTGCTGTTCAGGTGTCAGAACGTCCCGTTTCATGCGGTCCGTGGTGGTGTACTTCGCTTCAAAGACGATGGAGCGCCCGCCCGCAAGCGTCCCTTGAAAGTCCGGCTGGGCGCGGGCCGTGAACCGTCCCTTGAAAATCCCGTCGCGGCTCTTCTCCAGCACTCTGAACGGCTCCGGGGTCTTGTCCACGGAAGCCCGGCCCCGGTCCTTGTAGAACGCGCACGCGGCCTTTATGTAGTCCTCGAAAGAATGTCCCTGCGCGTTGTTGATCTTGTTTTGATACCGCCGGGCCAGCAATGCTCTTTCCTGTTCGGTCATTCTGCCGCCCCGCTTTCAAGCGCCGCCCGGCGGGTGTATTCGTCCATCCCCGCCATCATCATCTGCGTTTTGAAGATTTCAGTCGCCGGGGGAGGGGGTGCCGTTGAATCCCGCCGTTTTACCTTGTCGGGCGACGGGAAAATGTTGTTTTTGCTGATAAAGGCGTGAAAGAATCGTTCCAGTTCGGTTTCCATAGCGGCTTTGAAAAATTCGTAACTTAATTCGATCTCCAGCCGCTCCGCCGGGGTGCATTCCACGCCCTGCATTTTGTACTTTTTCTTCGTGTTTCGGTTGTGCCGCTCGTAAACGCTCCGATCTCCCACCACGGAATACATGACTTGAACCAAAAGTTTTTCTTCAAGCGGGGTTTTGAACCTGAACCACGCGATTTCCCGGTGTTCTTCCGCAATATCCGATTCGCTGATTCCGTATTGCTTCATCAGCTTATCAAGCATAGCGGCGGCGGATTCCTTTTCACCGCCTACGCCGTGCAGGGCCAAAGCCTGAACGCGCTTGATTTTCTGCAAAAGCCGCTCCCGCTCGTTCATTCGTCCCGCTCCCTCCATTGTTCATCATGCGTCGCCCGCATATCCGCCGCGGACAGTTCATAAACAAGGGGAGAAAAGGCCCTTGCCGCCGAAAGCGTCCGGCTTCCGCCGCGGGCCGCGTCGTCAAACGCTCCCATGTGCCAGCGGATTGCGAGGGCTTCCGCGTCCGTCAACCTCATGTGCCGCTCAATCAGGAACACGGATTTTTCGCCGTGACCGAACGGGAAGCGGTCTTTCACCTGATACCCGCCGCCGCTTTTCGGCTCGTAAAAGTCGGCCTTGCAAACGTCATGGAGTAGGCCGCAAATTGCCGCCGATTCTTCCAGTTCCGAAAGGCTGGTGCCTGTCAGTTCCGCGTAATAGTCCAAACGCCCGATTTCTCCCAAATTCATCATTTCGCCGTACACCCGCAAGCTGTGATCGACAAGCCCGCCGGGGTATGCTCCGTGATATTTCGTGCTTGCCGGGGCGGTGAAAAAGTCCGTGCTTTCAAGCCACGCCAGCAGTTCTTCCGCACCGGGGCGCTTGATCTTCGCCCGGAAAATGAATTTGAACCGTTCTTCGTTTGTCATGTGTGCAACCTCTTTTCTTTGTGCCGTTCGAGATATTCGGGCCAGCTTTCTTTCAGATAGGAACGCCCGTAAACGTACCGCTGGGCGAATTCTTTTTGAAGATCGTTCGGGATAATGCCTTTCCGTTCGTTTCGTTCCGGCTGGGCGTAAATGCTAACGCCTTTCAGTTTTTTCAACTGCTCGACGCGATACGCGGCGTTTTCCACGTCCTTTGTGACAAGCAGATAAATAAACAGGTTATAGGGCTTTTTCCCGTGCTTCTCCAGCAATTCCGCCGTTCGCATAATCGGTTCAATTTGCGCGGTCTGATCGCACGAAAAGCGGATAAATCGAATCCATTTCAGCCGGGCCAAAATGCCCGCTATGCGGTCGTCAACCAGCCGCGCGTCCATGCCTTGATTTAGGTCTATCGCGTACCCGCTCCCGATCATGCTTTCAAGCTGTTCAATCCCGTATTCGGAAGCAAGAATGTTATTATCCATAAGAACCAGCTTTTTGCTGTCCGGGCGCACAAGTTGTTCCCATGCTCTGTAAGGCTTTATAGCGCCCTCTTTCGCCGGGACCACGCACCACGGGCAATGATTCGGGCAACCGCGCGTTATGTACCCAATGGCGTAATCGCATTCCGGGTAAATGCTGTAATCGGGGAAAGCCGCGTCAATTTCCGGCGGCAACTGCTGATTGATCGGAATATCTGCATACCCGGTCCCGCCGCGAATCGCTGTCGGCGGTAAGTATTCGTTTTCCGGGGTGAAGTCAAATATTTTGCTTGAATAAATTAGGTCGTATGTATCGCCGAAAATAGGGGACCACCATTCGACGGAATCGCCGCGGGCCTTGTGGTATGCCGAAATCTTCATCAGGGCATAATTCGGGAAAATCTTATGTTTCAAATATTCTTGCTCCGCGTCATGCAACCCCACGCGCACGGGTTCACCCCCTCACAATTCCACAATGCCGCCGATTCGGTCCACGTCTGCCCGCGAAACCGTCCGACGCTTCAAAATACCCGTGATCGCGTCGCCGTACCGCTCCCAGCGTCCCGACGTTAGGGTAAAATACCGCAATTCCGGGTTGAGTTTCGCCCGAAACTGTAATTGCGTAATCACGTTCCCGTCGATCTTCACATTCAGCGGATAAACCGCGATTCGCCCGGTGTCCCGGTCAACCTCCCGGCAAATGGCAATTAACTTCATGGGCTGGCCCGCCGCCGGGCGTTCTTCCTGTTCCGGCTTTCTGCAATCGCAAGTTTCGTTCGCGTCCAAATGCGCGCCGCATTCCGGGCATTTTCGGAAAGGCGTTCCCATGACCGCCGCCCCCTTTCTATTCTTTTTTTCGTCGTAATTTCAGGTAGATTGCCCACCCGGTGTGGTCGTTGTATTCGTAGGTAATGCCGTAATCATCGTCGGTCAGGGTCCATCCGGGGTATTTCTTTTCCCAAAACTCCCGGCCCGGACGCTCCCGCGCCCATTTCTCGATTTGTCGATGATTATATTTGCCGTCGTTCGTGCGGCTGTATGGCTTTTTCAGGTTGTGCGAGGAAGTCCACCGCTTTTTCCCGCCGGATTGCTTCACAAGGTAGTTGCAGAGGGCGGCAATTCCGTTTTCATCGGCTTGCAGGCGGTCAGCGTTGCAAAATCCGATTCGGTCGCCCTGTTTCTGGCCCTTTCGCTTCCGTTTGCGCCACAACTCTTCCACGGTGTCACGATCAAGCCCGCCGTTCATAACGATATGGTGATGAATGCGAACGGGCTTGTCGCTGTTTTTCTTTGTGGTGCAGGCGGTGACAAGAATATATTTCAGTGGCGGCAACCCCGCTTTCTTCCTCGCGTACTGGACCCGGCGCAAATAGTTTGTCGCTTCCCGCTCCGCGTCCTCTATGGATTGCGGAAGATATTTCGCGCTGTATGTAGCCGTCACGTGCAACGCGTCCGGGTCGTCCCCGAAATTCAGGTTCCCAAGCTGGATGAAATAGCGGCGCGCGTTCTTGTCGTTCAGGTTCCTTTGCTTTGGTTCTGATTCCTTGACCTTTTTTGAACGCTTCCCGCGGCCTGCCGCTGTTTTCTGTCCGTTGGTGTAGGAAAATATATCAACCTCCCGGTAATTGCTCCCGCAATAAATCTTTTTTTCTCGCATAAAGCTTCGCACTATGCTTCACCCTCTTTCTGTGGATGATGAAGCGGGCGTGTTCTGCTGTTCCAGCGTGTGCTATGTCGATAGGTGCAAAGGGGGAAGAGGGTTCCTATCCTGCGCCCCCTCCCTCTTCCCCCTTTGCAAACCCCCTTTACCCTCGGCGGCGCAAAGAGAAGAAAAGAGAAGAGGGGGTGGAGCGGGACCGCCCTTGAAAATCCCCCGGTTCTTTTGTGTCTGCGTGACAAGGCTTCGCCGGAATCTTAATACCCATTACAAGCCCGCCACGCCGCTTAAAAACGGCGCTGATTATTGACTTTTCCGCCGCTTTGTGCTATACTAACGTTAGGTTGATAGTTGATGTATTTTCATCGGCGGAATCCGCTTCGGCTTGCTCTGCAAAGCAAGTCCGGGGCGGTTTTTCTTATGCAGTTTTTACGCGGCGGGGAGGGTGTCAGCCCTCCGCCGCCTTTGCTTTCTCTTCCTCGCTGATCTCTGCCGCGTCCAGCTTCGCCCGGAACAGGGAAGCAACCGCCGCGCCCAGCGCGTCGCCCCAAACCTCGACGGGGTACGCGTTCAGCATATTCAAAATATCGTCGCGGGCGGCGCTTACCGCTTCGTCGTAGGTGTTGCGCTCCGCTTCCTTGTCCTCTTCGGGGATAGATACCAAGATTTCAGAGTTCAGATAGCAAAGCGGGCGAACGCCGAGGTAGCCGTAGTACGCGTAGTAGTACAACGCGCCGGAGGAATAGACGCTGCGGACGTATGCTTTGTATTCCTCTTTGCAGGACCACGGCGTAAGGGTCCAAAACCAATCATCCAAAGGGGGAATGATGGCGCGGAATTGACGGTAAAGGCTGTCGGAAAGCAGGGCGATTTTATCGGTTGCGGTCCCGTAGTCGGTCATGCCGTCGTCGGCGGTCAGGTCGCTTTCCCAATCCATGAACGCGGCGCGGTCCGCGCCCTCCGAAACCAGCGCGTCAAGGAACGGGCCGTTCAGTTCGCGGCGCAAAGACGACTTGCGCCAGTCGTTGCAGTTCTCCGCGTCGAATGCCTGTTCAGAAATGCAGGTTGCAGACAGGGCAAGCACGCCGCCGGAAACCACTTTTCCCAGCTTGACCCATTCAACGCCGCCGTACATGAAATGCGTTCCGGCCTGCAAGGTACTAAGCTTTTTCATTGTTCTTCGTCCTCCTTAAAATTCGGCTTGAAGCCGTTTTTCAAATCTTCGATCACGTCGCGGACAGTTGTTGAAACCGCGTAATAGATAGCCGGGAGGAAGAGGGCGAATATTTCGCCGCCCACCGCCGCATATCCCCGGCACCTGAAAGCGTAGGCCGCGCCCGCTCGAAAAAGCAGGATTCCGGCAACCGTCAGGGCCGCATACTTCGCAACGGTCCAGACGTTCACCCGGAAGCGCCGCCGGGTCCGCCGCCGCCGCGGGCGGGCTTGTCCCGCTCCGACGGTGATTGTTATAATCTTCTGCGTCATGGTGTCCCCTCCGCTTCAAAGTGAAGTCCCATTTTGAAAGCTTGAATGCACTTTTCCGCAATTATGCTTTTCAGCCTGCCGTATTCCAGATAATCATTGTAGCTTCCGCCCTTTGTATAGCTGGGTCGTGCGCCGATTTCTTCCATCGTCTGAATCAAGCTTTCGATTTCCGCGTTCATCATTTCAGGATTCAACGCTTTTCGCCCCCTCGATTCGTTCCGGCGATACGATCACAACGGCGCGGTAATTTTGGTCCAGCAATTCGGCCTGCATAACCAGCCCCGTTCCCGTCGGGTTTTTGCGGTAAATCAGGGCGGAAACGCGCCTATACCGAACGCCGTTGAACATCACCGGGCATTCGTCCATGAATGCGGCTTTTATTTCTGCGTGGGTCATTGCGCACCGCCTTTCTTTCGGGAAATCTCATATTCGGCCCCGTAGCGGCGGCGTTTGCACCGCCAGCACGTGATCTTCATATTGACCCCGCCGCCGACGCGCTTTATATCGTGCTTTCCGGCCTTTTGCAGTTCGAGGAAGCAGGGCAAGCAGAATTGACGCTTCACGTTGTCACCCCCTCCGTTCCGATCTCTTCGCAATCGCTGGCGCGAATGCCGATACAGCTTCCGGCGTGGTGGATGAAATAGACCTTTTCGCCGTCGCCGGATTCCGAAACGCCGCGAACGTCAAAGGTTCTGCCCGCGTACACAAGGGGAATTTTGGTGTCGTGAGTGATTCGGATTTTCACGCCGTCACCCTCTTTCCCACGCGCGGTCAATCTGCTTGTGGCAGAATTCCGGGCCGTTGCTGTTGACCCAATCGTTCAGGGCTTCGCGGTCGTCCTCCCGGCGGCGCTTCTCCAGCGCGTCGAAATTGTCTTGCAGGGTTTCAGGGTCAAGGAATTTCAGGCTTTGCCCGGTTCCGTGGGCCATTTCAGCGGAAACCACAATGCACCCCGTTTCGCCGTAGGTGTCCGGGTGAATTCTGACGTACAGATTCCCGATTTCCATTGTGAAATAACCGAACGGGGCGGGTTCTTCTTTCGCCAGCCCCTTTGCGGTCCCGAATTCCTGAATCGCAACCGCGCGGGCCTTTTTCAAGGTCAGTTTCACGCCGCCGGGGTATTGTATTTTCTTCGTCATGTCGCTTCCGCCTTTCTTACTGCCGGAACGTCGCCGTTCTTTTCGTAGTAGAACATGAATTGTTGAATCAGGCCCGCATACCCGGCATATCGGGCGGCGGGGAATTCTCCGCCGAATTCACGATCAACCGCGCGCCGAATCCACGTGTCAACTGGGAATGCGGCCTTGTGACCCAAGGCAAAAAGACAAATGCAATTCGCCACCTTGTCGCCGATACCTCGAACGCTTTTCAGGTATGCGCGGGCGGTTTCGTAGTCCGCCGTTTGAAGAAAGTTCAGGTCGAACCGCCCGGCGGTAACCGCCGCGGCAAGGTCCTTTATGTACGGTTCGCGGTAGCCCAGCCCGGCGTTTGAAAGGTCAGCGCAGGCCAGCGCGTCCGGGGTCGGGAATCCGTACCAATAGTCGTATGTCGATGTATGAAGCGTGCCGCACTCCGCGCAAATCGCCTGAATGCTTCGCCGAATGCGGGGAATATTGTTGTTCTGCGATACCATGAAAGAAACTATCGTTTCCCATATAGGCTGGTTCAGAATCACAACCCCGTCGGAAGCGCGGGCGGCGCGGGTCAAATAGGCTTCCGGGCCGTCCTCCGCCGCGTATCGGTTGATCTCCCGCCACATTCCGGCGTAGTCGTCATATACGGCAAAGTAGTTCGCCCAAAACTCGACGGAAGAGGTCAAAACGTTCTGATCGTCAACGGTCAGGGTGTCGCCCGTCTGCGTGACGTAGGCGCAAGCGTCGCCCGCCGGGATTCTGTATTTCCGGGTATAGAGTTTTTCCCATCGGAAGCATTGACCGCTGGCGGCGATTTTGTCTAAATCGAAATGGGAAACCCGGAGAACCGCCGCGCTCATTCTGCCGCCCTCTCTTCCGCTTCAAGGGTCAGCCACCAAAGCGGATTGTTTCGGTATTCCTCATGCGGGCAACCGTCGCAATTCAGGTAAAGGCAATCGGCGCAAAACCGTTCTTGAAACTCCCGGTCCCACGGCGCTTCAATGACAGGCAGGCCCCGCAAGAATTCGCCCAGCACTTCCGGGCTTTTGGTGATCTGTTCAAACACGTTCACTTTATAACCCTCCTTGAATGTCTGCCGCGGGCTTCCCGCGCCGCTTGAAACTCTCTTGAAGTCTCTGCTGGGCAAGAACGGGGTTGTATGCTCTCCGCTGGTTGCGGTCGAGTTCTCCCGTTTCGCCGCGCTTCAACTCCCGGTACACCGCCGCCGGAGTAACGCCAAGGTCCGCCGCAATGTCGGCCACCCGGTCGTTGTTCAGGTATCGGGCGGAAATCCGCTTGCGGTCCTGAAAGTTTATATATCTGTACTGCCGCACCATTTTTCACCCCGTTTCTATTGCTTCTTGTGGCGTACTGTGATATAAAAAAGAAGTGCGGAAGAACCGATTCACCCGTGTTCGGGTGTTTCGTGTCCTTTCGCACTTAATATTACAAGCCGCAGGGGCATTTTTGCTGTATAAAATCGGTTGCAGTTTGCCGGGCGATACGGTATAATAAAACATGGTTTATTCTATCTGTGCCCCGGGTGGTATTTCCCGGGAGAATAAGAGCAGGGCAGGTGCAGAAATTGGAAAAGAAAG